CGCCGACCCAGCCCAGCTGGTTGGCGGTGACATAGCCCTGGCTGTCCAGGGACCCCGCGCAGGAGATGCCGACCCTGGCGCCGGGGAAGCGCTTGATGGCGATTTGCGCCATGGTATAAATGGCGTCGGCCATTTCAGCGGGGTCACGGGGCGAGCGCCGCTTGTCCCGGTAAACGATCTCAAAACCGTCTTTCACACAGCCCAGCTTGACTGTGGTTGCGCCGATATCAACACCTATCGCGTACATGTTTCACCTCTTTTGGATCTTGCGTTCATCCTATCATAAAAGCGACAGGCATTCAATGAAGAAACTTGAATGGCAATGACGCAGAGAATTTTCCAACCCGACCAGTGTTTCTTCATTCACAAATGATGAGGCTGGCAGAGGCTGCATCCGCACGGATGCTAGCGGCAGGTTTGTGGACAGGGATGCGCCTAACCGGCCGATCATCTTTACCGGCGTGATCGTCCGGTGCACCAGACTAATCAACGCTGCAGGCGACTATGCCGTCACGCAGGTTGTTGTGAAGCCATGAAATCCATATGAGATATATTCGCAAAGAGCCCCTGATAGTGAAGAGGCTTTTTCTATGGGAGGGTTGGAATGAATGATTGGTTCATCTGGAAGGGGACGCGCTGTACAGACTATGGCATCCATGTCGTTCGACAGCCCGAGATCGTTCGGCCGCCTGAGCGTGTTACCTTCCAATCAGTACACGGAAGAAGCGGAACGCTGACAACTCTGGAGGGACAGGACGTCTACGACGACTTCATTCTCAGTGTTGAATGCACGATTTCGGATATGTCACGGCTCAATGACATTACCCAGTGGCTCAAGGGCAGCGACAAAGTCACCTTCGCTAACCGGCAAGGTGGCTTTTATCTTGCGCACATTGTCAACCAGATCCCTTTTGAACAGATCCTGCGCGGGCATCCCCACCGGCGGTTCACGGTGAACTTCCGCTGCCAGCCTTTCTTCTATTTGAGTAACGTTGAAGACATCATCGTCAGCGCATCCAGCACCTTTATCAATAACCCGGGCAGTGTGTTTTCCGAGCCTGTCCTGAGTATTGTCCTGACGGGGGACGCTGAAATCACAGTGGGTAATAGTTATTTCGCCATCACAGGCCTGACGGGCACGGTCACTGTCGACACCCCCTGGATGGAGACATACAAGACCTATACATCCCACAATTCCCATATGAGCGGGGATTACCCGACGCTGCAGGTCGGGCAGAACATCATCACCTGGTCCGGCGGCGTGGCACAGATTGTCATCAAACCCAACTGGCGCGTGCTGTAGGAGAGGAGGGCCGCCATGATCACGGTATTTCCTGCAAACACGACAGATTTCAGCACCAACGGCCTGTGCGCCCTCTCCCCCTCCTCCTGTGCGGCGACAGAAACCCTCAACGGCGAATGGGAACTATATACAGTCCATCCCCTGGACGGACAGGGCAAATGGTCCTGGCTTCAGGTCGGAAACATCATCAAAGCACCGGTTCCCTCCGCGCTATCCCCGCGCTTGAAGCTCCTCTCGTCAACAGAAGGCAGAGACGTCTACCGCATCAGTATCAGCGGCAGTGCCAGGCTGAAGCTTTACAGCCGTGCCAGCAGCACTTCTATCTGCCTGGGCGCGTACAGGGATGCGGCGCTAGTCCAGGTTCTAGACAGCTCGCATGTCAGCTTCTGCGAGGTTATTACGCCCGACGGCAAACGCGGATACATGGCCAAGGGGAGCCTCCTGCACCTCAGGACGGAAGCATCGTGCGCTGCGGCAAGCGCGACAGTCGTTCAAGCCAGCCAGACCCGCGATCAGCCGTTTCGCATCTACCGCATTGTGCCCTCACTAACATCTGTCGAAGTTTATGCCAGGCACCTGTCCTATGACCTCATGGACAACATGCTCTATCAGTACAAGCCTGCCAATGGGACAAGCGGAGCGGATGTGGCTTCAGGGATCCTCAGCCGCTGCCAATCCGCCCAGCCCTTCACGATGTTTTCCAACCTGACCGCAAGCGTAGATGACCTAGTGCTGGAGAACACCAACCCCATGGATGCCCTGTTGGGGGAAGGTGGCCTGGCCGATAAGACCAATGGTGAGATCATCCGTGACTGGTATGACCTGTACATGCTCAGCCGTGTGGGAAGCGATACTGACATCCAAGTCCGCCAGGGTAAAAACCTGCTAGGCATCACGTACGACGTGGACGACGGGAATGTGGTGACTCGCATTGTGCCAACAGGCGAAACTGAAGATGGCGAGCTGCTGTACCTGGACGGGAAGTTCATTGACAGCCCGAACATCGCAGCCTTCCCGCACCCGCGCTGGGTCCACCTGCCTGTAAGCGAGGCCCGGGTCAGCGATGACATGACGCTCGCTCAGGTGAAAGCCAAGCTGACTTCTGCAGCCTATGAAGAATTTACGAAGGGCTGCGACCTGCCGGACATCACCATTCATGTTGACTTTATCAACCTGGCGGATACGCAGGAGTATGCGCAGTACAGGCCGCTCACGGACATCTTCCCGGGTGACAGCATCCGCGTCATCGTCAGCTCGCTCGCCCTGGAAGTCACCCTGCGCATGACCGCGCATAGCTACGACTGCCTATTGAAGCGCTATGAGAAGATGACGCTTGGCAGCGCGGCAAGATCCGTATCGGGGAGCATGATCTCACCCCGCCAGCTCCCAGCAGGCGGTATCAGCGGCACGAAGCTGGCCATGGGTGCCGTCGGGACAGGTCATCTGCAAAGGGCGTCCATCGGTTCCCTGCAGGTGAAGACAGCGGCCATCGGCGCCGCCCACATTCAGCAGGCCGCCATCGGACAGGCACATATCATCGATGCCAATATCACCACCGCCAAGATAGCTGACGCAGCGGTGACCAATGCCAAGATCGCACTGGCGAACATCAGCACTGCACATATCGCCGACGCCGCGATCACAAGTGCCAAGATAGGTACGGCCGAAGTCAAGGCAGCCAATATCGAAGATCTGAGCGTGAATGCCGCCAAGATCGCGCTTGCCACCATCACCTCTGCGCAGATCGCTGACGCGGCCATCGAAACCGCAAAGATCCATGACGCGGCCATCACTCGCGCAAAGATAGCCGACGCGGCAGTAGGCAACGCGCAGATTGAAAACGCGGCCATCACCTCCGCGAAGATCGGGCTTGCCGCGATAGATACTGCTCACATCGGCGTTGGCGTGGTCGGAACCGAGCAGGTTGCGGATGGGTCGATCACGGACGCCAAGATAGTCGGCCTGACCGCCAACAAGATAACGGCTGGGACGATTGACGCGGCAGATATCAACGTTATCAACCTCAACGCCGCCAACCTGACTGTCGGTACGATTAACGGCCAGCAGATCGCGCCAAACGCGATCGGCAGTGAACATATCGGGGCCGGGGTTATTACCAACGCAATGATTGCCAGCGGTACGATTAATGGCGATAAGATCAGCATTGGCACAGTAGCGGCCGAAAGACTCAAACTATCACAGCACTTATTGTATTAGCGGAGGGCAAGCACATGGCACGAAAAACGGACTTGCGCGAGACGGTACGCAACATTCTCAAGGATGAATTGCAGGGGATGCTTGAAGACGTCAGGTATCGCCTGTCCTTGCTGGACGACATGGCAGGTGGTGTCCCCCGCTTTGGCAGTCGTCACCTGAACCTTTCCAAACACCAGCTGGACGGTTACGTCGTGACGGACAACACCCCGGTCGCTGGGAGCATATCCTGGTCGGATGTGAACATCGTATACAAAGGCACCAACTATGCGATCGTTCCCGGAAACACCGCGAATAAATACGTCTGGTGGGACTTCAGCGCGACCGACAAGACGCTGCTGCTCACCTCCAATACCAAACCTGTGCTGGAAGAGGACGATGTCCTTGTGTTCGTCAATGATGCTGGCATACATGCCACTGTTGTGGGAAAGATGACACATGGACTCTCCCTGGTGGACGGAAGCGTCAATACCGGCGAAATCGCCAACAGCGCGATATCCGCAGCCAAGATCCTCGCCAGTACGATCACATCCACGCAGCTTGCCGATAACGCTGTGATCGCCGCCAAAATCACTGCGGGCGCAGTTGTTGCCGGAAAACTGGCCACGGACGCTGTTGCCGCCGCGAACATTGCTGCCGGCGCGGTTGTTGCGGGAAAACTGGCCACAGACGCGGTCGCAAGCGGCAACATCGCCGCAGGGGCCGTGATCAGCGGGAAACTTGGCACAAACGCCGTTGTGGCTGCGAATATCACTGATGGTGCAGTCACCTCGCTCAAGATGCCGACCGGCGCGGTGGGAGCCACACAGCTTGCCACCGATGCGGTGACCGGGGTCAAGATCGCGGCAGGCGCCGTGGTCGCCGGGAAACTTGGCACCGATGCGGTTGTGGCAACAAACATTGCCGCCAATGCGGTGACCGGTGCCAAGATCGCGGACAACGTCATCACCGGGGCCAAGCTGGTGGACGCTTCGATCACAGGCGTCAAGGTACAGGACGGCGCGATCACCGGGGTGAAAATTGGCGCGGGGTCTGTTGCGACGGACAGGCTCAACACTGCGCTCCATATGATTTTCTAAGGAGACGCCATGGCATACAGCGTAGTCAACAACACCCCCGTCGCGGGCGCGATTCAGTGGGTGGGAATGAACATCCAGTACTTGGGGGAAACCTACGCCATACAGGACGGGTATACCAACACCCTCTACTCCTATTGGACAATTCAGTACCCGAACAACTTAGTGGTTACCAACACTTTCCCGGTGCTTGGCCCGGATGACTGCCTGATATTTGTCAACAAGAATGGCACCGCGGTCGTTATTCCCAATTCAAGCGTCGTCATCGGCGACATTATCATACCAGGAACAATCCTTGCTGGCGCATTGGCGGCCAACTGTGTGACTGCTGACAAGCTTGCCGCAGGTGCGGTCACTGCAAACTCCCTCGCGG